CCCGAAGACCTCGCGAAAGCGGCCGTCGCCGCACTCATCCCGCCGATCCTCCGATGGGTCAACTCCAATGATCCAGCGTTCGGTCGTGGCAACCAAGCCGCGTAAATACACCGGCGCAGTCGACGGTGCCTCCGCAGGTAAGCGGGCAGGCCTAGAGGAGTTCGCACGCCAGATGAACACCTGGTCCGATGGTGCACTCTGGAACAATGGCACGTGGATGATTCGCCCCAAAATGGGGAAGACAACCCTCAGCGTACATGCCACAGGAAGGGCCGTAGACCTCTCCTACCGCAAGCTAGGCACCAAGGGCAAGGTAGATGGCAGGCAACACGCAGAACGCGCCATGGAGATGCTAGTAGCCAACCACAAGGAACTCGGCTTGGAGTGCATCCTCGACTACTGGGAGGGTTTCGGGCGAGGCTGGCGATGTGATCGTCTGGCATGGCAGGTGTACAAGAAGCACACGATCACGGGTGCCCCCGGTGGGGACTGGCTACACGTAGAACTATCACCGCGAGTGGCCGACTCGCCGCTCATCGTGAAACAGGTATTTGATAAAGTAAAACTCACATAACATGGACACAGGACTCGCCACCATACTCGCCGCTACGGTCACCGGATCGTTCGCGTTGGTGGCAATCCTCATCAACCGTTCTCGCAAAGAAAACAACGCCGACCACGCCTACGTGTCGGGCCTACTCAACATGCTGTACAAATCCTCCACCCGGATCGAGAACAAGGTTCAACGGGTTGACGAACGGCTATCCGACCACCTAGAGTCTCATCCCTCGGGAGGGATACTTGACAATGGGCGAGCAATACACCAAGATAGAGCTGAAGGCAATAGCGAAGTTTCTTAGCAAAGTATTTCCAGGGGTTGCCGATCAAGACGAACTCTGGAATCTAATAAACAAAACTCAACAACTCATCAAGGGGAAAAATGGACCAGCCAACAAACGGCGCGGAGATAATCCGTGAGGCATACGAACTTGTAACAGGTTTACGCCAAGACGATTACAGTCATCCACTCGACGACTATTCGCGTACAGCAGAAATCTTTTACTCAATCACCGGAATACAGCTCTCAGCAGAAGAAGCAATCCTGTTTATGGTTTGCGTCAAACTGTCTCGCCTTGCCAACGAACTTGACCAAGGGCTAGATGTGCCGGACAATACCCGTGACGCCATCGGCTATCTCGGCTGTTTGAACATGGCACGAACACGTCGACAGTCAACCGAACATTCAGTTGAAGACATCTTTGAATGTCTCAGCAAGCGGTTCAAGACAGGTGAATCATGGGCCTAATGGACGAAATCAAGAGCGATGAACGCCCTTTCAGTCCTCGCTCAAAGCGAGAGGAATTGAAAACAAAACTATCCCCCGAAGACTATGATGAGTTCCTGAAAGCACTAAACGACTCGAACATTAGCCAAGCGGCTATCCGTCGAGCGTTGCAAGCCAGAGGCATCCATATCGCAACAGGAACTTTATCCATCATGAGAAGCGGGCTTGTATGAACTTGAAAGACGACATCGCTCAACAAGAAGAACTGTTGGGGCGAGCCGAACTGGTCAAAGCACGACGCGAACGAGACGTGGCAACACACGAACTTGTGCGCATCAGAGCAGAACTAGAACTCAGCAACCGTGCCCTATCGGTTGTGTCATCTGCCGAGGCCGCCGATCTGCAGCCACCAAGGTGGTTGAGTCCTACGAAACCCAAAACTTCAGCGGCGACACTCATCGTCATGCTCTCAGACACCCACTTTGATGAGGTGGTCATCCCCGAAGAAGTAGAGGGACTCAACGCATACAACCGGGAGATCGCTACTCAACGGTTGCATCGTTGGGGCACGAACGTGGTCAAAGTGTCACGCCACTACCTGTCCGGTGTCACCTACGACGGTTGTGTACTGATACTTGGCGGCGACATCTTCTCAGGCGACATCCATGAGGAGCTTGCGCAAACCAACGAGGACACGATGCTCGGCTCATTGCTGTACTGGTCGGAACAAATCGCAGCAGCAATCGACCTGCTGGCAGACGAGTTCGGCAAGGTGCATGTTCCGTCAATCGTCGGCAACCACGGGCGTATGTCCCGCAAACCGAGGGCAAAACTCCGAGTCAAAACCAACTTTGATTGGCTGTTATCCAAAATGGTTGAGAGACATTTCTCCAAAGACAAACGAGTCACCTTCGACATCCCAGAAGGAACCGATGCACTCATCAAGGTGTACAACACGAACCATCTCGTAACCCACGGCGACCAAGTAAACGGTGGCGGTGGCATCGGCGGCATCTACCCCGGCATCATGCGCCTGCGAGCAAGGAAAGCCCAACGCTATTTGACCACTGGACAAAACTTCTCAACCTTATGGATGGGGCATTGGCACCAGTATCTACCGTCGTCACATCTCGTAATCAACGGGTCACTCAAAGGCTATGACGAGTATGCGTTCATCAACAACTTTTCGTTTGAACCACCACAACAGGCACTTGCCGTAGTCACACCCAGCCACGGCATCACGTTCCACGCACCAGTATTCTCGCAGGACCGTAAGGCAGAAAAGTGGTAAGCCCATGCCCCTGGTCACTGGTTGCCGTCCATTGGATTGACGCCTTTGATTCCAGCAACGGGTGGATTACGATGAAGGAATACAAACCGAAAACGCAACATGTGGTATGCGTCGGCTGGCTATGGCCTGACATCCTCGAAGGCTACGTTTCGGTCACCTGCTCATACTTCCCAGACGAAGACCCTGAGCCAGACACCGTAGGTATGGTCACCCACATACCCACAGGGATGGTGCAAAAAGTCGTCATTCTTGGGCATCCGCAGTTCTAACCCCATAACACCCCCGCTTTAGATTTCTTTGCACAGGGGTTGCAATTCGCAACACAAGGTAATACAGTGTCATACACAGGAGGAATAATGAAACAACACAGCACCATACCCAAACCGGAACACGGCTCAGTCGAGTGGCTAGCAGCACGATGGAAGAACGAGCAAGGCCTTGCCCTGATCTCAGCATCCGTCGCTGCCGCAGTCCACGACGAACATCCGTACACCACTAGCAGCGACTTGGCTGCGGAACTGTTGGCACCAGAGGCACCGCAACCCAAGCAAAGCAATCAAGCCATGGAGCGCGGCACCCGTATGGAGCCGTTCATCCGCGAGTGGGCGCAAGAGCAGTACAGGATCACCATTACCGAGCCGCGTGTTATGTACACCTACGAAGAAGATGGCGTACGACTCATTGCCACGCTTGACGGCATGACCGAGGACAACACCCCGGTGGAGATAAAGACCACAGCAAAGCGCTGGGAGGGACAACTGCCAACGCAATGGTATTGGCAGGGCGTACAGCAGGCAATCTGCGCCCAAGCATCCAAGATTGAGTGGGTCATCTTCGATTCCACTATGCAGATGCACCGCTACACGCAGAACGTCACGTCAGACGAGATGCAAATGCACATCCAAGCCTGCCGCAACTTCTTGGCAGACATTGACCTGGGCATCATGCCACTCGGCTCACCAATCAAGGGCGAGCACGCACAGCAGATACACCCAGTTGCAGACGGTTCAGTTGTAGAACTGAACAAGGATGGCTACGAAGCAGTCGTGGCACTCCAAGCAATCAGGACCGCACTCAAACAGTTGGAAACCAAAGAGTCAGAAACAAAGGGTCAGGTCGGCATGTTTCTGGGCGACAGCGAAAGGGCTACCTACGAGGGTCGAGAGATCGTCACTTGGAAGAACCAGAGCCGCTCGGTCTTTGACCAGAAAGCATTGGAAAAACAACACCCAGCATTGGCAGAGAAGTTCCGTAAAGAAACCACAACGCGCGTCATGCGCATCAAGGAGAAATAGCAATGAACCTGCAAGACATCCTCGGCAAGTACGGGGTACCAGACCCGTCGATTGTCGGCAAACTACCCAAGGGCGGCACCACGCTTGACTTCGTGGGACACGCCGAGATCACCCGCATCCTCCTAGAGATTGACACCAACTGGTCGTGGGAACCCGTGGCTTGGACAGAAGCCGGGCGCCCAGCCATCACAGAGGTCAACGGTACAGCCGTGATGTGGGGCAGGCTCACGGTGTTGGGGCAGTCACGACTTGGCGTTGGCTCAGCACGCGCCGACAAGGGCGACCTTGACAAGGAATTGATTGGGGACTTCCTGCGCAACGCAGCCATGCGCTTTGGCATCAGCCTGTCGCTGTGGTCCAAGACCGAGTGGGACGAACAACCCCAGGCTCCAAAGGCACCCAGCACCAAGGTTGCCGTTGACCGTTTTCGTGACGCTTGCCGTCAGGAGAAACTTGACCCAGAGGCTTTTGCAAAGCAGGCCATTGACGGCATCGTGTTGGACAAGGCCACGCCCGAACAAGTCGAGACACTGCGTGCGGCGTTCCGCAAACACAAGCAGGCAGCGCCAAAACCAGAGACACCGGCACAGGGCGATAAGGTCAACTCCAATCAGGTCATTGTTATGGCGATGAAGAAAAAGATTGGCCCAAAGGACAGGCTTGAGATGGCAAGTGACATTGCCAAACGTCCAGTCACCAGCCTCGAACAACTAACCCAAGAGGAACTTGTGGCATTCGCAGACATAGTGGAGATGGCTCGTGTCCAAGACTGACCGCATGGTGCTGATCTCGCAACGCTTACCACGCGAGACACTCACCCTGATTGACAGGATTGCGGCACGCCGTAAGCGACTGCGCTCCGACATCCTCCG